ATACTTGAGAAAACTCATAAGATTATGAAGGAATATGGTGATGAAAGACTGGCTGCACTTGATGAGGCATTGAATATCATCAATGTGTTTGAGAATCTTCCTTGGTGGAAAAGAATATTTTATAAACTTAATTATTTTAAACGATGAATATAGCAGAAATACTTAAAGATGCTCCTAAAGGTACTAAATTATATAGTCCTTTATTTGGAGAAGTTGAACTTAAAAGTGTAAGTGACGGCATAATAAAAGTTAAATTAGGGGTGTCAACCTCTACCTTTTGTGACGATGGTAGATACTATCAAAGTTATCCTAATGGTGAATGCTTGCTATTTCCTTCTAAAGATAAAAGAAACTGGGATAATGTTTACTTTTTGAAGGATAAAGCTCCAGTGATGGTAAGTGATGATGGTTATGATTGGAGACTTAGAAATTTTCGTGATAACCATGCAGCATATCTTCTAGATGAAAGTGGTAACACAATAACTTATTGTTATTGGAATTATGTAGTTCCCATTAGTAAATTCAACTTCGAGGACCTGCAAAGTAACATACTTAATGCATTACAGTAATGAAAGTACTAAGAAGAAAAGGAAGTAAAGTATTTATGTTGTTTGCCTCATGTAGTGGTAAAGAACTTAAAGTGTATGACCGATGATTACACTGTTATTTGAGTTTATCCTTCTAGGATTAGTAGGAGGGTTAATAGGGCTATTCTATAGGAATTGCCTTAAAGGAGAGAATCAGATATTCAACTTCATCTACTACAGATGGTTGAAGCCTTGGGCTGAGATTGAAGATGACCTATGGTGCAATGAGTGTATTAACATAAAGCCTAGAAAGATTGATAGATTCAAGGCTTGGTTAGCATACCCATTAGGTTATTGTATATACTGTAATACTACAATCATAACAATTATTCTATGTATATTATATCTATCATCATGGGAAGTATTGCCTGCATGGCAGAATATAATAATAGGAGTAATTACAGCTATAGGAGTGCAGCATTTAGTAGTATTAGATGTAAGTAAGTATTTAATGAATAAACATCCTGATTTTGACAATGAAATATGAATATGGAAGAGACTACATCCCAGAAATCTGGTATAGCTGATATGTGGGATGATAAAGCAATAGAGATAACTCAAGAAGAGTTGACTATTGAACCAATAGTATTGGAACCAATTGAGATTGATTTTAGTATCAATAAATAATATGAATAATACAATTAAAGTAAGTCTTAGTGTTGTTTTGCCAGGCAGAACAATGTTAAGCCAGCAGGCGGCTGAAAACACACCAAACAGTTTTGATGAGTTTAAAGTAGAAGTATCTGGTCCTAAAGGTGAAGACAGGGAAGTTCTTACTGTTCAAACCAGAAAATGTGCTCCTGCAAGTCAATCATTGAACATCAGCAAAGATGCTTATGATGCCATGATTGATAAGGAATTATGTCCTTATTGGTGTAAAGCAGGAGCTTGGGCTGGCATGAATGATAAGATGAGACTTGAAGCTCACTTGAAGAGGATTGCTGAAGGACTTGGTGGTACTTCATTTACCTATCAAGTATTTGAAGATTAAGTTTTGTTTTTCGTTTTGTGTTTTAAGAATTTCAATTTCAAAAGAGCTTGCTTGTGAAAGTAGGCTCTTTTTTTTTAACTCATTAAATTTAAGAGATTATGGAGAAAAGAAATACTAATTTAAATACTTTGTTCAAATAAACGAGAGGGGTAATAATATGCAGTTAATTCATTTTAAAGAAGATACTGATTGTGTTTATCCTGTAGGAGCCTCATTTAACAGAAATAGAGACTACATAGTTAAAGTAGCTCGTACTATTCACACTATAGCAGGAAAAGAGAGATGTATTTCATTAATATGCAGAGGTACTTCTGGCACTATACTAGCTGGGGCTATTGGATATATCTTGAAGAAGAAACAGCATGATGTTAATATTATAGTATCAAGAAAGTGTGAAGAAAGTTCACATGACTATAATATGTCAGGTGTAGGATTTCTTGATACTAAGAATAAACCTTTCTCTGTAGTTATAGACGATTTTATACATACTGGGGACACTGTAAAGACTATCTTAAAGGATATTGATTCTAATATTACTATTCCTACGTTGGATATGCTATGTGTTGATAATTATTTGAATGATGAAGAGGTGAGAACACATTCTAAATATGAGTTTCTTCAGAGATTTGACTATGTACTATGTAATAAGTTAAAGAAGAAAGATACTAATAAATCAGCTATTATAAATGGCTATGATGTACCTTAAAGGATTAGTTATTGTATCACTAATAGCTTATATAACCAGTAGAATAATTAGATATAAACCTAGACTTGATTTAATTCAATCTAGGGATAAATATCATTTATTCTTCTGGTTTAATAAGTATGATTGGTTGGGTAACTGTAGTAGAACCTACATAAAACTATTTTAATATGAGCTATGAACTTAAAATGCAAGGAGTAGGCAGTGGTAAAATCTCAGATATTGAAGCATACAAAAAAGAGAAATATAAATTATGAAATAAATAAGATGCAGATATTAAATCTAGTTAGACCAGAGAAAAGTGATATTAAGTTTGAGATTATCACATTCCCTGATGGTGAGCCTCATATCAAACTTGAGGGTATTGATAGAAAAGATAAGGTTATTGTGGTATGTAGAATTACAAGTCCAAAAGACTTATTTATTCTACTACAGATAGGAGATATACTGAATAGGCATGAGGTTACATTTGCTTTGCACATATATTACCTTATGTCTATGAGAATGGATAGAGTTATTAGCTTTAATGAAGCCTATTCATTGAAGGTAGTGTCTAATCTCATTAATAGTATGAATCCAGAGTCTGTAAATGTGCTTGAGCCTCATTCACACAAAACAGAAGCTCTTATTAAGGAGTTTTGGGGTTCTTTAGAGCCAAGAATACCTAACTTCACTGGTTACATTCCAGTATATCCAGATGCAGGTGCAGTTAATAGGTATCAAACCTTGGGTGAAGTTCTCATATGTAATAAAACTCGTAATCCAGACACAGGTAAATTAGAAGGATTTCATATAGAGAATCCTGAATTACTTCAAGATGAAGATTTTAAAGACTTTCCTCTTGTAGTTATGGATGATCTATGTGATGCAGGTGGAACCTTTGTAGGGATTGCTAACAAGATTAGAGAAGTTAATCCTGATAGGAAGTTAGCTATCTATGTAACTCACATGGTTAACCCCAAAGGTATCACTACTCTCAGTGAGAACTATGATGAAGTGTACTTCACTAATTCATATGCAGATTGGGATGAATACATGAAATTACCTGATAATGTAAGAATCATTAAAGTTGTTTAATCATGAAACTAAGAGATTTTATTATTGTGTTTATTGTTATATGGGTGGCAGCACTTACAGGGTTGGTCTTTCATATATTCAATACAGAGAAGAAGCCTCCTGCACATTATGTTAAGTTAGAACAACCAGAGTTTCTCAATGAAGAATTGAGTGATAGTACATTGCTAAAAGCCCTTGTCTATTATGAAATTAAGGAACCTTTGATAGTATTGGCACAAGCTAAACTTGAGAGTGCTAATTATAAATCAAGGCTATGCAAAGAGAAGAATAACATCTTTGGGTTGTATAATAGTAAAGCTCAACAGTATTATAACTTTGATCATTGGATTAATTGCATCATAGCATATAAGAATATGATAGAGTATAAGCAGAAAGATGGTGAAGACTATTATCATTTCTTACTTAGAATTAAATATGCAGAAGATATTGAGTACATTAGTAAAGTTAAATCAATTGTAAGTAAATTACCTCCGTAGATATGAATAGAGATATAGTATCAAAAGATATACAGTCTATAGATTCAAGTAACATACTCCTTGAACTTCCTACTTCATTTGGTAAGACTAAACAAGCTTTAGACTTAATGAATAAGAGAAAACCTAAGAGTATTCTTATCTTAGTTCCAAGACTTGTCTTAATAGATAATTGGAAAGAAGAATTCACTAAGTGGAAGCTTGATGGATACTTGAAGTATGTAACATTTAGTACCTATGTAGGAATAAAGAAGCACAAAGATAAATCATTTGATATGTTAATAGCAGATGAGTGCCATCATTTTACTGAGATGTCTTTAGGACACATAGATACTATGAAATTCAAGTGGTGTGTGTTGCTGTCAGCTACTGTTGGTAAATTCAAGGATGAACTAAAGTGTCACTTCAAAGGATTGTATTGTTATCAAGTAACAACTAAGAAGGCTATAGATGAAGGTATTTTACCTGATCCAAGAGTATATCTTATACCTTATAAGTTGGATAACACTAATAGGAAGTATCCATTAGAATTAAAGAATTCATCTAAAGGAAAGAAGGTTACTTGTGATTATGGAGACAGATGGAAATATCTTAAGAATAAATCCTACACATCTATAACTGTACTATGCACTCAAGCAGAATATATCTATGAGATTGGCTCAAAGATTGAATACTGGAAGAGAATGTATATGAGGAGTAAGAATGATGTCATTAAAAATAAATGGCTATATCTAGCAGGTTTAAGGTTAAAAATGCTAGGTACATTTAAGAATCCTATTGTACAAAACCTTCAAGTGTTACTTAAGAACCACAGAAGTCTTACCTTTTGTAACTCTATTGAACAAACAGAGATACTAGGTAAGAACTGTATCAATAGTAAAAATAAAGACTCTATTGAAATTCTTGAGAAGTTCAATCAAGGTAAAGTTAATCATATAACGTCGTGCAACATTCTCAATGAAGGTTGCAATTTGACTAATTGTCAGGTTGGTATCTATGCTTCCTTGAATAGTAGTGATACTATGATTAAGCAGAAGTTAGGAAGGTTACTAAGACATCCTAACCCTGTATTAATTATACCTTACTATAACAATACAAGAGAAGAAGAGATAATTGAGAAAATGCTTGAGGATTACAATCCAGAGCTTGTAACAGTAGTTGAAAGTTTAAATCAGATTAAGGTATGACAATTACAATTGATGAAGGTATTTGTGCTAAATATAATCTGACTATGAGTGAAGTATTGGCAATAGCTCTTGTGAAAACAGGAGCTGATGTGCCTACTTTATTTGCTAATCTTGAAGATAAGAAGGCATTAGTTAAGGATATGTTTAATAAATATCTTGTAACTATGGGCTATGATGAGAGAGTATCTAGTGTATTGTTAGACTCTGATAGAGACAGACAGCCACATGATAGGATTGAAGACTTAGCTCTTAAGATGATGGCATTGTTTCCACAGCAAAAGAAGCAAGGTACTTCTCAGTATTTTAGAGGTAACAAGAAAGATGTTACACTAAGATTAAAGAAGTTCTTCAAGCTGTATGGAAATAAATTCACTGATAAACAGATTCTTGAAGCAACTGATAAGTATGTTAAATCCTTTAATGGTAACTATGATTATATGAGAGTATTAAAGTATTTCATTTGGAAAGATGAAAAAAAGGAAGACTCTGATGGTGTAGGCTATATTAGTGAGGTATCAGATTTAGCTACTTATATAGAGAATGAAACCAGTGATATGGCAGATTCTGATTGGACAGCAAGATTAAAATAGTATGGAATTATATGAAAGAGTATTAAAAGGTCTTGAAGAAAGAAGAAATAATCTACTTGAAGGTGGTATTAATAGCATACCTTCACCATTCACTAGATTCAATGATGATTTTATAGGAATAGAAAAAGCAACTTACTATTGTGTGACTTCTGTTACAAAAGGTGGTAAATCTCAATTTGCTTCACATGTCTTTATGTACACTCCTCTTATATATGCTTATCATAATAGGGATAAAATAAGAGTGAAGATATTATACTTTGCACTTGAAGAGACTCCTGAGAGAGTAATGCAGAGATTTATGAGTTATATTCTGTATTATCTATCTAAAGGTAAGATAAGAGTGTCTCCAAGAGACTTAAGAAGTTCAAAGAATGATAAGCCTTTGTCTCAGGAAGTACTTGATTTATTACAGACTCAGGAATATAAAGATATGTTTAAGTTCTTTGAAGAGAATGTCATATTTAGCTCTACTGCTAATCCCACTGGCATCTATAAAGAATGTAAGGGATATGCAGAAGGAAGAGGGGTTATACATACAAAGAAAGCTGTTTATAGAGGTGAGTTAGGAGAACTTAATAAAACAGATTCCTTTGATTATTATGTTCCTAATGACCCAGGTGAGTATATTATTCCATTTATAGATCATATTGGTTTAATTGACACTGAAAGAGGAATGAATCTTAAACAATCAATAGATAAGTTATCTGAATATCTGGCAAAGTATCTTAGAAATAACTATGGTATGAGTCCTGTAATTATTCAGCAACAATCCTTTGAGAATGAGAGTAATAATAACTTTATCAGTGGAAAGATTAGACCATCAGCACAAGGATTAGGTGATAGTAAATATATTGCAAGAGATTGTAATATACTTCTAGGTTTGTTTAGTCCATTCAAGTTTGAACTCAATGAGTATAAAGAATATGACATAACAAAGTTTAGAGATAACATTAGATTCCTTGAGGTTCTTGTTAATAGAGATGGTGAAATGGGTGGTTTATGTCCTTTATTCTTTGATGGTGCTGTATGTGATTTTCAGGAACTTCCTTTGCCTAAAGATACAGAAGGTCTTGCAAGGGTATATAGTTATCTGAAATATATTAGAGGAGTACCACAAAGTTCAAAGGTGTTCTTTATGTCTTCAAGAAGAAAGTATTTGCATAGATGGAAAGGATTATCTATCTTTACACGGTTTAAAAGAAAAATAAAGGAGAAGTTAAATGGCTAAAATTTTAGTATTAGCAAAATCAGGTTTTGGTAAAACTACTGCATTGTGTGGTAGAAAGAAGTTTGGTATTGAAGGGTTAAACCCAGCAGAGACATTTCTCATTCAATGTGCAAACAGAGAACTTGCTAACTTGGATTATAAGTTAATTGATGGAGTTACTAGTGCAGATAGCCTGAAGAATGTTATTGGTAATGGTAACAGAATTCAAGTTGGTAATATCTCAGGTCTTGAGAAATTCAAGACAGTTGCAAAAGCTATTGAGATGTTAGCTCAATCACCATTCAAGAATATTGTAATTGATGATTTCAATTACTTATCTCAGGATTATTATATGGCAAATGCTATGAAAGGTGGCTGGGATAGAATGTGTGTCCCTGCATAGAGTAATCTATGTGAAAATAATTGGGTAAAAACGGTGAAGGGTATTGCATACCTTATTATTTATTTATATATCTGCCAACCAAATATATGATAAATATGAGAGATTTTATTCCTAATAAGATTGATTCAGAGGTTAAAGCCTATATTTTAGGCTATTTAGTAGCAGATGGTTCTATAGAAGAATCAGTAAGAAAAGATAGACCAAGTAAATTAGTAAGACTAAGATTTGGATGTGCATCAGAAGATGATGAAATTATAAGATTAATACAAAGAGAAATAGCTCCTAATAATAATCTTAGATATTATCAACCTAAAGCTCAAAACAGAAAACCTACTACTATATTACAAATATGTGATAAAGAGTTAGTTAATGATTTGAGAACTTTATACAATATACAACCAAGAAAGACTTATGATGCTAATTTTGAATTTCCTAACATACCTCAAATATATGAAAGAGATTTTATAAGGGGTTTTATAGATGGAGATGGCTCTATAGGTGACAGACATTTTAGTATGATTTGTAATTCATCTAAGTTTGCAGAACAGATTAAAGATAGATTTTTAGAAGTTGTACCTGAATTGAAATGGGTGATTTATAAGGAAAATAGGAAACTAACTCCTTATTGGAGCCTTCATTTCAGTTATAGTATGAAAGTCAGGAAACCTATATTTAATTATCTTTATAAAGATGCTACAGTGTTCTTAAAAAGAAAAAGGGATAAAGCACTTAATACCGTGCTAAATGCAGTAGATAAAAGGACTGCACAGTGTAACGCATAGATACTGAACCTGTATTTAATACAGAATATAATGTATCCAAGAGTATCCAACTCCTTATTTATATAAGGATGAAAATGTATGCTGAACTATAGCAACTATGCAAGAAGCTATAGAACTAGGGGATAAAAAGCCCTTAGGATAACAAATTGACACCGAAACAAATTGGTTATGGTATGGGACTTATCTTCAATGCATTTGAAGCTATTCCAACCAGAGAGAAAGACTTGTTTGCTATGGCTCATTATGAAGAGTATAAAGATAAGAATGGTGATTCCATTTCTTATAAGTTCAAGACTACTGGTAATATGGTGGATGGTTATATTACACCAGAAGGTAAGTTTGATATTATTCTTTATGGTAAGACAGATTGGGATGATCAAAACAAGAAAGCAATTAAACAGTTTGTAATTGACTTTGATGGTGAGTATCCTGCAAAGGATTCTATTGGTGCATTGGATGAGTGTCCATTATATATTCCTAATGATTTAGGGTATGTAAAGAGGTTGATTAATAAGCATTATAATAGAGAATAATGGATAGAGAACAAGTAGTTAAGTTATTAAGGGATATACAGAATAGTTCTGGCTTTTATAATGATATTACAAAGAAAGATGTTATACTTAACTATTCAATTTGTTCAGATTATTAGTATAAATAGAGTGTTACTAAATAAAATATTTCTTAATACACTAGAAATGTTGAAGAAAGAGCATACTATTAATACGTTATATGCATCACAGAATTCCATTAATAGAGGAAATAACCCAATTTTATTAATATATTAATTAAAAGAAACATGAAAGAATTAAGTAGAACAGAATTAGCAACAGTTAAAAGAACTGCGGCTAATGTGAAAACATTCAGAGCTAAGAAGGCTAAGTTAGAAGCACAGAAGGCTAAAATTGATGCAGAACTTGAATCTGTAAACAGAAGTATTGACTTATTTGAGCAGCCAATCATTGAAGTAACTGGTGGATTTACATCAGAACAAGTACTCAATGGTGAAATGGAACTTGCTATGAGTCAACCTGTAGAGAGTCCTACTGAAGCTCCTGTAGAGGGAAATACATTTGAAGGACCTGTACAAGATATACAGGCACAAGATAATGTATTGAAGGCTGAAGAAGCTCCTGTTAATCCTTTTGGATTGAAATTAGATGAGTCAAGTCCCCTACCTTTTGAAGCATAAAAACATTTGAAGAATATGAAGAAGAATAATGCAAAAGTATTTATGGCATTTGCCAGTGGTTCAGAGTCTAAAGAACATGTAAGAAAGCTGTATATAGGTGTTGCACCTGTATTTGTTGCAGCAGTAAATCCTAACAAGGCATTGCTGAGTGATTTCTACAACTTTAATGTAGAAGAGGAACCAACCTATATCAGTGAAGCTGAAGTAGGGCCTGATGGTAACAAGATTAAAGTTCCTCAGGTAAGAATTGACTTCCTTGTAGTATCTGATCCTGCAAAATGCAATGGCATTGAGATGAGAAAGTCAATTACTTTCTTCATTAAGAAAGCAATCAGGTATAACAGAGATGCTACCAAGGTTCAAGTGATTGATAAGTATGGTCAGACTGCATGGCCTACAATTGAAGAGGCTAAAATTCATGCAATTCCTCAGTATGCAAGTGGTTCTGCAAATCTTGATAAAGATTATAGACCTGCCTATATTGGTGAAGAAGAATTGACTAACTTCATCAAGGCATATCTTAACATTCCTAATCCATCTTATTCTTATATAGATAAGAGCACTGGTGATAAGGTTGTTAAGACTTTAGCTAATCTTGATGATGCACTTGCCAGACTTGACAACATTGGCAACTATTTCAAAGGTGATTACAGTGAACTGGAATCTATCTTGAAGCTCCAACCTAAGAATGTAGTAAAGGCTTGCTTTGGTGTAAGAACAACTGATGATAACAAACAGTATCAAGCTGTATTTACTCAAAAGTTCTTGAAGAATTCTGTTACTGACTACAGTTCTCTTGATAAAGAGATTCAAAGCAGAATAAATGCAGGTGGTTATAGTAACACTGAATTCAGTGTAGAACCATTGCATGAATATGTAGTTGAATCAACTAACTTCAATGAAGCACCAAGTACTACAAGTACAGACACACCTGAATCAGTTACTCCTTGGGCTTGGGCAGCAAATAAATGACATTTAACTAAACTAACTTATGGCATTTAGTAGTGGCACTTTTAACATAACTCTTGAAGATTTATTGAGTAAAGTCAGTGAGTCTGATATATTATATCATTATTTCGGTATTAGTGAAATCCCATGTGTTGTATCTAGTCCTTTGAGAGTAGATAATGATCCATCCTTTGGCATTTATACATTAGATGGAAACAAGATATACTGGAAAGACTTAGCTAGAAAGACTTCAGGAGGTCTTTGGGATATGTTAGGTGAGTATTGGGGGGTGGGTTACAGAGAAGTTTTAAAAAGAGTCTGGGAAGACTTACCCAATATAGTCACTACTACCCATGAATCAGGTAAAATGAAGAAGCCTAAATCAATCAGTAACTACAATGAGGAGACTGATTTACAGTGCAGAGTTAGAGATTGGAAGCAACATGATATTGAGTATTGGGAATCATTTGGAATATCTCTTGGATGGTTAAAATATGCTGATATATATCCTATATCACATAAAATAGTCATTAAAGGTTCTAATAGATTTACCTTTGTTGCTGATAAATATGCTTATGCTTATGTTGAAAGGAAAGAAGGCAAGGTTACTCTTAAGATATACCAGCCATTCAGCACTACCTTCAAGTGGAGCAATAAACATGATAGGTCTGTCATTAGTCTTTGGACTAAAATACCTGAGTTTGGTGAAAAGTTAGTTATTTGTGCTTCAATGAAAGATGCCTTATGTTTGTGGGCTAATACTGGAATACCAGCTATAGCTATACAAGGAGAAGGTTATACAATGAGTGATACTGCAATTAGTGAACTTAAAAGAAGATATAAAGAGATTTATATACTTCTGGATAATGATGAAGCTGGTCTCATAGATAGTAAAAAACTTGCTGAACAGACTGGATTTATTAATCTTGTTCTACCTAAAACAGAACAAGGAAAGGATGTTTCAGACATGTATTATTATTATGGAAAGGAGTATTTATGCAACACAGTGATGAATTTATTGAAGAAAGGACTACAAGACCCAAATCAATTCAAACAGGTAATCTTCAGCCTTATAAATGAAGAAGAAAAGTAATATCCCATTTTAATTAATTAAAAAAAGAAACATTATGGAAGCTAGAAAAATTTTATTTGTCCTGAGCAACAGCTCAAATCAGAAAAGCATTATGTCAGAAGCAGAAACTCTTGGTGCATTGAAAGCAGACATGAGAAGAGCAGGTATTAACTATGATGGTATGACATTCTATGAAGGTAGAACTAGAACAGAGTTGAAAGATGATGCTTCTGTTCTCCCTGTAAATGTGCCTGTGCCTGCAAAGGGAACTAATCCTGCAACTACTACTAATGACTTGGTGTTCATGCTGACTACAGCTAATAAGAAGATTAAGTCAGGTGCTTTGAGTCCTGAAAGAAAGAATGTTCTTGAGGAAATCAAGGCTAAAGGTTTAGGTGCAGCAGTAACTGCAAAGTTTGGTAAGAATGCAACTCAGTGTAAAACTCCTGATTTATTGGCATTTCTTGCAGAACAATCTAAGCCTGCATCTCAGGTAGCTACAAAAGCACCTAAGACAAAGAAGGTGGAAGAAGTAGCAGTAGATGAGAACCCTGATATTACTATCAAAGAAGTGATTGAAGGCAAGCCTATTGATATTACACCTTGTACAGAATGTGTAGGTAAAGTAGCAAGAGAAGTTCTTCGTGATCTTATTGAAAGACTTGATGGAGAAGATGATCTCTGTGAGGATTATAGCGATCTTCTTGAGAAACTTGATACAGGTGTAGTGTCTGAGAAACAGGAACAACCAACTGAAACTAAAGCTGTGAAAGAAGAAAAACTTTCAAACAGTGAAATTAATGATTTGTTTGGTGGTTGGGCTAAATAAATAACAATACAGAGGTTGGTGAGTAATCATCAGCCTCTTCTTTTTTTAGTGATACAATGAGTGTAGAAGAAAGACTAACAAATTTATACAACTCCTTCATGGAGAAGCCTAACATCATTTATGGTGTATTCAAGAACTTCTTTGGTGAAGAGTTTGTAGATATGCAGAATTATCCATCATTAGATGAATATATCAACAATGCAAAAATGTTGCATTCAGAAGAGTTCATCATGATTGATGATACAATAGAAGATTCATCATTTTCCAGAATAAATATACTTGTTAGGTTTCCTGAGGTGAGAATTATCAATGAGAATGATAAGTATATAGATATATGGGAACTTTATGCTAAAGTTACAGTTACTTATTCAGGTACTATGCGTGGTGATTTTAGATTGAATAGGTCTGAGTATGATTTATTTCAATTAAGAAATGATTATATGCATAGTCATATTAGTTCTATTCCCTTTAGCAGACTAACAGAATTTCAAAGTCCCTGTTTAGGTTCAGGACCTATTAGAGGTACTATTGCAACATTAAATGATAGTGGTATTGAATTTGATGAATTAAGATGGGAATTATTCTGTCTTGAATTAAGTAAATATGTTCAAGTTGAATCCTTGACAGGAGGACCTTATCATAGACTTGAAGAACTTGGTGGTAGTAGTATGAGAGTACAATCTGTTACATGGCCTATGTATAGAGATAATCAACTTAGAAGCTATTCTTCTCTTAACACTGATCTATATAAAGACTTTATGATGTGGTTATTAAGAAAGAAGAAATTAAAATTTGACTTTCTTAATGGTTATGGCATAGGTATGTCCTATATTCAATGGACCATATTTATAAGTAATGAGTTTATTGAATGGTACAATATAAGGTATAAAGAGGGAGTAGTAACTACTTCCTATAGAGAATTACTTTTAGAAGGTCTATTGTATAGAGGTGTTTTAAATAACAATAAGATATATACCAGCAGATATAGTGCAGCTGATAATTACTTTCAGTATGTAGGTAGGCAAGTTTGCATATTTAAAGGTGAGCCTGTTTTATTTAAAATAAGAGAAGGTAATACAGATACGAATGATGATAATATGTCTACATTCCTATCTTCAGTGATTGTAGAACATTTTTATAAATGTATTTTAGAAATAGTTAATTATGAGTATAGAAACGAAACCCAAACTACTGGAACTGACAAGAAAGTCTACTTCATATAAGTTGATAGTCACTCCAGAACTTGAACAAAAGATAAGATATTTCTTAGACAAGTTCCCATCAATAGAATATTCAGGTACTTTATTTTATACTGTATCTGGTAGTTTTGAAACTGAAGATTTAGTAATCAATGCATTTGATTTCCTGTTACAGGATATAGGTGTAAGTGGTTATACTGAATTTAATCAATCTCCTGATGTAATAGGATATATGGTAGATCATCCTGAACTATTAGGAGAGGATGTATATCAAGGATTAATGCATTCACATCATACAATGGGTGCATTCTTTAGTGGAACAGATTTAGCTACTCTTAGAGAAGAGGGCAGTGATAGAATCCACTTTGTATCTTTGATTATTGATACTAAAGGTACTTACAAAGCAGCTGTTACAAGAGTAGTTTCTGAAGAAATGACAGCAACAGGCTATGTTAAGTATCCTACATATAATGGTAAAGAATCAATTGGACAACCTGTTAGTTATTCTTTTACTAGAAAGAAGCTTGAATATTTCATGCTTGACGTAGAAAGGCCTGTGATTGCTGATCCCTTTAAAGAGCTTGCTGATAGAATTCTGGAAGTTCAAAAGCAAAAAGAAGAAGCTAAAAAGAAAGCTACTCCTGTTTATGGAGGTAGTTGGCAAGGTGGTAGTGGGTATAATAGTTATGTTCCTAGAGTATATAATAATACTACTAAACAATGGGAGGATGCTAAGCCTAGCACTCCTAAGAATACAGCCTTTAACTATCAAACTAATGTAGGAAGAGGCAATGTTATTCCTGAGAATAAGCCTTATGTTCCTCCAGTGAGTACTCCTTCAGTACAGGAAGAACTTCCATTTGAACAGGAAACTCAAGAAGAAGTAATACCTCCATATGGTGAAGTAAAAGTTGATCCTACTATCATTGAAGAAATTGCAAGACAGTTAGTAACTGGAAATATTTCTTATGGAGTGTATGAGAATGAAACACTTGAAGAGTTAGCTAAAGTAGGAGAGGAATCATATGCTCAAAGATTTGAAGATGATTCACTATTTCATGCTTGGGCAGAAGGTTATGTTGAATTCTTGGTTTATTATGCTGAAGACCCAGCTCTTGAGCAGTATGAAGATGATGTATTAGCTGCATTAGTTGCTTATGATTTAGTTGAGAAACTTAATAAGTTAACTAATAGAGGAAAATACATCAATCAGTTTATTGAAATGATTGAAAGGTATATTATTTAATTATGGATATGGATAATAATGAACAACTTAGTGATATTATTAGAATAACTAATGTATCTAATGAGCAAACTAGTGAATCTGTAGAAGAGGAGGTTAACCAAGTCTTTGCTGATGACATTCCTATTTTAGTTGAAGAATCTCATGTGGAATTAACCTCAGAGGAAGAAGCACTTCTAGCAGCAGCTCTTGAATCTCAGAATAATGAAATCCCTATTAACTCTTCTACTCTTCTAGTAGAAGATGTTACCAGTAGATTTAGTGGTGCCTCATGGTATGACAAGATTAGAACAAAGATTATATTGTTAGCTGGATTAGGAGGTATTGGTAGTTATGTTGCCTTCTTATTATCAAGAATGCATCCATTTAAAATAATAATGTATGATGATGATATAGTGGAATCAACTAATATGTCTGGTCAATTATATTGCATGGAGAATATAGGAGAATATAAGGTCAATGCAATATATAACACAATGAAGAAGTATTCAAACTTCTATAGTGCAAATGCTTTAAGAGAGAGAATTACTGATGGAACTCCAGCTAGGGATATAATGATATGTGGGTTTGATAACATGGAAGCTAGAAAGGCATTCTATAGAGTATGGAAAGCTCATGTTAGGTATTCAAGTAATGAAGACGAATGCTTATTCATTGATGGGAGACTTGCAGCAGAAGAGTTTCAAGTGTTTGCAATTAAAGGTGATGATAAAAGAGCAATGGAAATCTATGAGGAAGAATGGCTGTTTGATGACTCTGAAGCTGAAGAGACTTTATGTAGTTACAAACAAACCACCTTCATGGCTAATATGATTGGTTCTGTAATGGTTAATTTATTTGTGAACTTTGTAGCTAATGAATGTGATCCAGTATTTCCAAGAGATGTTCCTTTCTTAACTACCTATGATGCAAGTACTATGTATTTTAAAGTAGAGATGTAATTATGGCAAGAGTAGGTTCAAGATTAAAAGATGCTATAAACTTTCTAAGTTCTGAATATAGCTGCCATCGGCATAGTCCTATAGGATATGGTTCAAATATAAATTGGGAAAGAAATAATGTCTTTTCAAAGTTCTTTATAGCTGATATAACTGGCCCTGAGATAATAGTTCCTGTAGTTATGAGAGGACATGTTGAAGAGGTTATTAGTAGTAGTATTGTATATAATGTAATAACTCATATAAAGAAAGAAGTAGTATTTCCAATTTATATTAGAGAATACAATCCTGCTGTAAGAACTGCTGATAGCTTTATATCAAAGGTATTTGCTGAATCACCAGAATCAGGATTGTCTAGAGTTACTATCAAAGACACAACTTATATTGGAAGCAGAGGCTGTATATTTGATAATGATGGAAAACTTCTTATGCTTTGTACTCTTGTTGGTAGATACATACTTCATGATCAACCAGGTGATTCATCTTTTGGTACTATAAAAGGTTTTACTTATGATGAGGTCAGACTATATATTCATTCTGATGTTGTTAGAAGTGAAAGTGATGTAGTGTGTAAAGCAATTATGAATAAAATAATGCCTTTTATGTTATCATCAGAGTTTAGAAAACCATATAGTCAAAATATAAGATGTTTTGATGCTGGTAATTCTATAAGAACTACAGTCATTATTGATGATATTAGTAGGTTTGTAAGAACTCCTACATTTAGTAGTGATTATACTGATGAGGATATAAATAACATGTTGAGTGTTAGAGCTTCTGAAGTTGCAGATCAAATTAAGTTGGTATGACACTAGGTGAATACTTTGGTGATTGGATTAGGGTTATAGATGTTAATGAATTAGATAAGGTTACTAAGATTATAGGTAATATAAGGAAGCCTATATGTCCTAATATACCTGATGTGTTTAAAGCATTCACATTATGTTCCTATAATAACTTGAAGGTAGTTATGATAGGACAGGACCCCTATCCTCAGAAAGATGTAGCAACAGGTATTTTGTTTGGTAATAGGAAGGAGGTAAGTGATGAAGACTTATCTCCCTCACTAAAGATTGTTAGTGAGGCAGCTATTGATTTTGAAATTCCACATAATGGTATTATCTTTGACCAGACTTTAGAGAGCTGGGCTAATCAAGGAATTCTTATGATAAACTCTGCATTAACTGTAGAAATGAATAAAGTAGGTAGTCATACTATGTTATGGAGACCATTTATGACTAAGTTATTAAAGAATTTATCAGAGTGGAATACAGGTATTATTTATGTCCTGTTTGGTGAACAAGCTAGGACATTTGTACCTTATATTAATAGTAAATCTAATATCATTCTAGAAGAAAAGCATCCAGCTTATTATGCTAGAATTGGTAGTAGAATGCCTTCTACAGTTTTTAAAACTATTAGTAAATTAACTAAAGGTAAGTATGGTGAACCAATAGTATGGTTCCAAGAGTATTAATTAAATAATAAGTATTATGAAGAAAAAGTATGTATTTGTAGGTACAGGTGATAAATTTGGTGGAGCAATAGTATGCAAGTCTGGAGATATATTCTTCTTTGATTGCATCAATGAACGTGCTATAACTAAGCTTCTCTCAGAAGGTTTTATTAAGGAAGTTAAAGAAGAGGTTATTAATTACAAGGAACCTGTTCATCCTTCAGTAGATGATGTTACTTTTGAGACTATCATCATGTCTATTGCAAAAAGACTGAAGTGGAAGGTTGATAATGTGTTTAAATACCTTGATAACCTTGCTTACATTAATGAGGGTGCAGTACTTGCAATCTTATTGAGAGAAGTAGCTATAATTCTTGACAGACAATATCCAGACCATATTGAGAATAGTGAGAAAATCTATACTATAGATATGGCTAAAGGTGAGATTGTAGAGGTTAAAGATATTCACAAGATAAAGAATTTCAGAAACTTTGCTGCATTTAGAAATATTCAAGATGCTGTTACTGCGAAGAAAGTACTGAAAGACTTTATGTTAGCAGCATTTAGTAAAGGTGGGAGAAAATAAGAAGATACTTAATGCCTCTAGGAGAGAGTTTGATGGGGTTAAATTCAAGTCAGGACTTGAAGTGATGATTTACAAGACTCTTAAAGAATCAGGATTTAACCCTATCTATGAACCAACTACTTACACCTTGTGGAGAGGGTTTAGACCTACAGTACCTTTCTATGATAAAGATAAGAAGACTAAACTTCTTAAATTAAATCTTAAAAAGATGATAGATATAAAACATACTCCTGACTTTGTGTTTCTATATAATAATGTAGTTATTGTTATAGAGGCTAAAGGTATGGAGAATGATGTATTCTATATAAAGAAGAAGTTATTCAGAGCTTATCTTGAAGATTTATATAGAGAGACTGGACAAAAGTCTATGTATTTTGAAATCTTTACTAAGAAACAGCTTCTAGAGGCTATAGAAATAATTAAAGGTTATGGAACCAGTGGAGAGAATAAAAAGATTAACTCAGTACCTGCCAAAAGGTGATATTGCATTAGCTCATGCTTTCATTGATTCAAGAGATTTTGAGTCACTGCAAGAGTTAGTTAATTCAGCTATTGTTAAGACTAAAAGAAACATTAGTAGTAACAATCCTAAGGAAGAGTATCTTAGTTTAGATGTGGATGAAATGGAAAAACTAAAGACAGAAGTAGATGATTATGTAGACCAGCTACAACTGCCTAAACAAGATGATAAATTTGATAATTATGAGGAAGAGTATTGTTGACATTTCATGGAAAGTAGATGAACCTACCTATAGAGCAGACCCAGCCTTTAGCTATTCTACCTTAAGTAAGTATAATAGAGAAGGATTCAGAAAATTAGGTAGTCTCTTTGATAAAGTAGAAAGTCCTGCATTAAGATTTGGTTCAGCAGTTGATACTATGTTAACTGATGGAATTGATGCTTTTAAAGAGAAATTTACTGTATGCGAGTTTCCTTCATTATCAGAAGCACTTATAGGAATAGCTAGAGACTTGTTTAAAAGTTATGGTAGTCAATATAGAAGTATTGATTTAATACCTGATGATGATATAATAGCTCATACTATTAGTTATCAACCAACTTGGGGTGCAGAAGCTAAACTAAGAACTATAAAAAGTAAGTGTAATGATTACTATAAATTGTTAGCTATATCAGCAGATAAAGAGATATTATCTCAGAAAGATTATAATGATACTGTTGCTTGTGTTAATGAATTGAAGAATAACCCTTACACTAAATACTTCTTCTATGTTAATCCATTTGATACTAGATTTGAGAAGGTATTTCAGTTAAAGTTTAAGGCTAAATACAATGGAATATCTGTCAGATGTATGTTTGATGAGTTAATAGTTGACCATGAAGAGAAGGTTATATATCCTATAGACTTAAAGACTAGTGGTCATGCAGAAGAAGACTTTGAGCAATCATTTGTTACATGGAGATATATGATACAAGCTCAGCTTTATACATATATACTTCAACAAGTTATTAGTGAAGATGAGTACTTCAAGGACTTCAAGATAGCTCATTATAGCTTTATAGTCATTAACAGATATACATTAGCTCCACTTGTATGGAGGTACTATGGTAACTTTAGTGAAGTTGACTTAAAGGATAATGAAGGTAATATCTATAGAAATTGGAGGAAGCTCTTAGAGGAATTAGACTATTATCTAAATGAACCTTCAAGTAAATATACTAAAGAGGCTAAAGAAAGAAATGGTATTATGAAAATAGATAATTTACAACCAGTATGACAGAGTTAGAATATTTTAAAGGGGATGAACTGGCAGCCTCTACTTGGAGGAATAAGTATGCAGCAGAAGGAGAACAAACTCCTGATGATACACACAAAAGGTTAGCTAAGGAATTTGCAAGAGTAGAGAGTAGTTATAACTGGAAGAGTAATATAGATAGGGCTTTTAGTAATTTATCAAACTATGGCTATGTTAGACCACAACTTGATGAAGAGGCTATCTATCAGTTATTCAAGGACTTCAAGTATATTATACTTGGAGGTTCAGTTATGTCTGGTTGTGGAACTGGAGCATTGGTAAGTCTTAGTAATTGCTTTGTAATAGGCAGTCCAAAGGACAGTTATGCAGAGATAATGAAGACAAGAAGCCAGCAGGCTCAACTTATGAAGAGAAGGGGTGGAGTTGGTTATGACTTATCTCAGCTTAGACCAAGAGGAGCTAAGGTTAATAATGCAGCTAAATCTTCAACTGGTGCAGCATCTTTCATGGATGTATGTTCAGGTATAACCAATGAAGTAGCTCAGAATGGAAGAAGAGGTGCTCTTATGTTAAGTATGAGTATCAATCATCCTGATATTGAAGAGTTTATTACTAAGAAGCAGGACTTAACTAAGGTAACTGGAGCTAATATTTCAGTGAAGGTTACTGATGAATTCATGCAGGCAGTAATAGAGAATAAGGATTATACCCTTAGATATCCTACTAATTCTATAGTTGGTTATCAAGATGTAGATGGGATTAAGATATTATATTATGCAGGGGATAATCCTTCTCCTGCAAAT